TGTTCCAAGATGTATTAAGTGCCTATCTCTGTCGGAGACAACAGTCATTACACTTTGTATAGGTGCATTGGATATGACTGTAGCTCTCGTTGACAGAGCCGAGGCACTGCTCGGATTCCATTCAAAAGACTTATTATTTTTAACAGTCGCAACTAAAATTTGACCAAAGTTATCTAATGACCAGTTACCTGGTTCCAATGTTACTTCACCAGTAGGTGATGCACTTCCCCAACCTGTAAAAGTTGAGGCTTCTTGTACCACAGCACCATCACTGTGAGCAGATCTAGTAGAGCCAGAAGCTCCTCTTACTATTCCTGTAACAGTGCTACCTGCTACTCCAGTATATGTGATTAATTCTTCTCCTACTTTTAATGTACCTCCAGAACTACTAAAACCTGTTACAGATGTTAAAGTAATTGCAGTACCTGAGCCACCTGTTCCATTTGCATCATCTAATAGAGCACCATTTAAAGTTGTGCTTGTTATACTTACATTTGACCCACCATAAAGACCTGTACCAAAACCATAACCAGTTACTTGTACTGCATCACCTACTTTAAAATATGGAGATAAAGTAACACTACCTCCAGCACTAAAACCAGCACCTGATTCTACTTTACCTGCTGTAACTGTAAAACTATCTGAAGTTCTTGTTATTACTTCAAAAGTGTTTTGTGTAAAATCTGCACTTACAAAACCTGTACCAGAACCAGGTAATGTTACACTTGCAAACAAAAATAAATCACCTACTTCTAAACCATGTGAAGCCTTGTTTACAGTAACTGTTGAAGAATTATTAGTAGTTGTTAAAGTACACGAGGTTATGTTTGTATCTAAAGGTGAAATATCATAAAAAGCACCATCGTGATATAAAAATAAACCTTTGTTTGTTCCTATAACTATATATCGTTTGCCAGTTAAATCACTCCAGATGTGTGTATCTCTTGCAACACCTGGTAATGTATTTAAAGTAGTTTGTTCCCAACCACCTATTTTTTCTGGGTAACCATAACGAAAGCGAACATTGTCACAATCAATCCATTTTCCTTGAGCACCTGTCGGTGTTACTTGTTTGTTTATACCTCCAGCAATACGGATTTCACTAAGCATATCATTATCTTATATAAGCAGTTACTGTAGAATCTGATGTCCACCTATTTACTCTTGCTACTGTTTTTACTGACCCATCACTATTAAACTCATCTGTATACAATGTTTTAAATCCAGCCATGTCACTTGCATTAGTGATTGCTGTTTCAATGTCACTACAATCAGTTCGTATTGCTGCAACATACGTTTTTACTGCATCAGGAATTGCTTTACTACTATCATAAATACTACGTTCCACTAACCAATTAAATCTAGCTATATAATTATTAGCAGTAATCTTACATTGATTTTTAGCTAATGTTTTTAAACCATAATTGACAACTTGTTCCCCTGTAATAGGGTCTTTCATATCACTACCATCTTCGTTTTTTGCATTTGCATCATCTAATGCTCTATCTGTAGTAGTGTATGCAGTAGTGACTTTTTTACCAGAAGCACTATAAGTATATGTAGGACTTGAGGTTATTTCAAACCTATCATTACCTTTTGTTCCAGCTTCTACTGTATAAATACCTATGGCATTAAGTTCATCCCAAGTCCATGCTGTAAATATTTTTCGAGAATGTCTTACATCATCTATAACCATATCTTTAGGTCTAGCTATTATCTCCTCTATTTTATTATCTTTTATATATGCCCACATATTATTTTACTCCTTTAGAATGTATTATTATAACGAAATGGCACCGAACCCCATGCTCCATAGATGTAAGTAGCACTAGCATTTATAGTACTATTTGAAGTTCTGATTTTAAAGCCATTTGAAAGTACATCTACTGTTCTTCCAGAACTATCATCTTCAGCATTAGCATTATCAAAATTAAGAACTTTTGAACTTCCAGTATTTGCAGTATTCCTAGCTGTGTCATAAGCTACCCAATCATCAGCATTATCTATTTCTTTTATCCAAAAAAAACGAGGTCTGAAGCCTGTGTATACGAATGGTCCATCTGCATTAGAATTGCCTTCAAATTTTCCAAACTTACTGAATCCTTCAACTGAATGCCAGACATAGGCTATATAATTTCTTGCTGAACCTCCTATACCTTCAACTCCATTAATACTAAATACACTAGATGTTGGTGCTGATAAAGTTCCGTAACTAGAATAATCTCCTTCAGCTGCACTACTATTAAGGAGTATAGTTTTTGTCACTGCTGATAAACCAACATGTTGAACCCACCATCTACTATCTGAATTTCTTGATTTTGTTATAATAAATTCTGGAGCTTTTTGCAAAGAATGACCAACTGTAGAAGTACCTGATGCTCCTGAAAATCCTGTATAAGTAACTATTGAGAAGCCACTTTTTGTATTCGCTTGAACTACAGAAGCAGTTGCTCCGTCTGAGTTCGAGCTAGTCACCCCCCCATTAGCTCTCCAACACCATCCAACATATTCTCTACCACTTTGATTATAAGAATTACCCATAGTATAACCATCACTATCAAATGAAGTTAATCCAGAAGAAGTTGCTTCTGCTGTTTGAGTATCACAATTTAATACTTTACTTGTTCCTCTACTACTATCAAATATTCCATGACTTTGAGAACCACCTCTCCATTTAACCCATACAAGGTCAGGTTTAAATCCTAAACCAGTATAACTATCTCCACCACTTGCATTATAAGTAAGTACATTAAATTGTTTTTGGGGTATATCATTATCAGTCTGTGCTGGGTCTATGTCTGCTGATATAGGTAAGTTACCTGAACAAATACCTAAATAACCTGATGGTGGTGCATAATAAAAATCACCAAAACCATTTGCATCTGCATTACCTTGAGCTGTTTCTGTTCCAAGAAAATCAGAGGCTTGTCCAAAATTACATATCCAAAAAGCTGAAGAAGAACCACCTGCTCCAGAAAAAGCTAATCCATAATCTGCACCTGCAGTTGGACTAGCTACTTTATTAGTGCCATCAGAAAAATCAGGTGTTCCATTAATCCAAGTATTATTTACAGATACCCACATATGGTTATTATCTCTATCAATAGCACAGCCTACAATAGCTCCTGCTTGTGTTCCTATATTGCTTGTATAATTTGTTAATGAGCTACCAATATATATACCATTTTGATATCCATAATAAGTAATGTAATTACCACCTTGATTAGTAAAAGTTCCTTCACCTATATATTCAGTTGCTCTATCATATAAAACAAACATACTTACTAAACCACCACCAGTATTATTATTTGCAAATCTACATTCAAAATACCATTTGCCTGTTTTAGGAATATCAAATGTAGAATCATGTATAGTACTTGCTTGGTTATTTGCGTGAACAGATTTAGTATTACCTCCAGAAAAAGTTATACTTCCTACTTTTGATATAGAATTAAAGGTACAAAAATTTCCACTACTTGCCATATTTATTTAACTCCCAAATGTTGGACTATCAAGAACTTGATGGTCTGCACCCATGTTACTAACTGTCCAATCGTTATTGTTGCCACTTGAATCATTTCCAAGGTCACTTGCATTTTCAAATTTAAGATGTTGTCCTGTTGTACCAAAACTTGTACCACTTGGGTCTTTCGGTATCCAGACTCCGTTCTTAGTTTCGCCAAATTGAGTAGGTGCATATGCTTGACCATCTGCAAATATCCATTCTGCTAAATAATAATCACCATGATAAGAAGAACCATTATCTTGTCTTCTTCCTATATAATGAGTTTTAGTTCCCCAATTAATTTGAGAGTCTGTATTTTGACTTAATCCTTGATTATAGCTTTCTGCTAATCTTGTTCCATTAAGATACACAATTCTTCTATCACCTGCAGTTGAATTATCACTATCATATACAAATACTAAGTGTCCCCATGATGTTATATCTCTAAAAGCACCTACAGGCTTAAAAGCTGAGTTATATATTTGATAATAAAAAAGACTATCTGAATCTACATCAAATATCAAAGTATCATAAGAACCAGCAGCATTTGTATTAGAAGTTAATAAATAATATTGATTACTACCAAAACCTGCACTTGCAGTTAATTTAAACCAAAAACTTAAAGTCCATTTTCTTCTATTTCCAGTTCCAAAATTATTAGCATAACCAGTTAAATATGA